ATGACGACGATATACAACTTTGAAAAAGGTAATTTGAGGATTACCGGTTAAATAAACATCCTGAGCACCATAAGCTACTAGTTGAAGAAGACCACCACCCATTTACGCTATATTCTTTATACTATTAGTGGAGAAAAAAATATAATTCACCACGCGAATATTTCTATTATAATACATATAAAACTAATTGTGATAATTTTATTATATATGATGTTCAAAGAAAAATCATCAAAAAAAAAGATAAATGTTGATGCAAATGAAACATATACACTTGATGCAATGCATAATAATATGATAAAAAAATTTGAAAAAACAGACAAGGATTTACAATATCATAATACAATGTTAAACAATTATGAGCAAAGTTCAAATATAATATTTCACCAGTTAAACAATAATGATAATGATAAAGATACTATAAATTTATTATGGACAAGTAATGTCGATTTGCGCGAAAAAATTATAGAAACGAAACATAAAATTAAAGAGCTTAATAATAATTATGACGAAATAGAATATTATAAAAATACTAGCTATATTTTATTCCAATATTATGATACTATTGATAACCAATCTCATATTAATAATGCTCTTGTTTCTACAACGAATATAATTAAGTCGTCGATAGATATGCCAAATAAGCAAGGAAGAAAAATATATAAAAACGAAGCTAAAAATAAAAAATCAAACTCATCACTGAACTCTATAAATGTATTAGATGCTTTAAATAATATACCAAATCAAGAACAAAGTAATGATATTAAAGATACTGATAATAATAGTGATATTGAAGATTTAGTTGATGATAAAAGTACTTTGGTTGATAAATATATGTCTATAATAAATAAAAAATATGTTAGAAATGTTGAAGATGATAATATAGAAATATGTAAGGATTGTAAAAGTAAAATGATTTGTTTGCAACAAGACGCAATAATGATATGTAATACGTGTGGATACCAAGAATTATTGTTAGTTGAGCAAAATAGACCTATACTTAAACAAAATACCAAGGATACTTCGCATTTTTGCTATAAAAGGATAAATCATTTTAGGGAATGGTGCAACCAAGTTCAGGGGAAAGAGAGCACTGATATTCCAGACGAAATATTTGAGAAAATTTTAGCGGAAATTAAAAAAGAAAAGATACTCGATCTTAAAGCAATTACATATTCTAAAATGCGCGATATTCTTAAAAGATTACGTATCAATAAGTATTATGAACATATTAATTATATTATAAATAGAATCAATGGTATCCCTACTCCGCAATTTAGCCCGGAATTAGAAGAAAAATTATGTAATATGTTTAGAAATATTCAAGCTCCTTTTTTGAAACATTGTCCAAGAGATAGAAAGAATTTCTTATCTTACAGCTATGTTCTTTATAAGTTTTTTCAAATATTGGGTCTTGATGAATATCTTAAATATTTTCCTCTTTTAAAAAGCAGAGAAAAATTGTATGTTCAAGACCAAATATGGAAAAAGATTTGTATTGATTTAAACTATGAAATTATACCATCTCTCTAAAATCCAACAGGAAAACCAATCAAACTAAAACCGGCTCCTAGACCAACTCCTTGTCTAGCACTATTTGATATAATAGGGGATAATAAATCTAATATTGAAAAAGTACATGCGGCAGTTAATGCTAAAAGCCATATTTCATTCCATTCGAGTTTATTTTTAGGTAATATTAGTGCAATAAATGCGACAACCAAGCCTTCAAATAAATATTTCATCAATCGCGTTCCTGCCTCCGAATAATCAAATTTATATTCCATTTTCTACTTATTATTCTTATATTTTTTTAAAAATATATAAGATTATAAATATATAAAATATCATAAGAATATGGCGACAGTAACAGACAAAAACATAGCTCTTGTAGACCCAAGAGTAGAAGACCATTTGGATGAAGACAAACCTATCAGAGGACAAAAATATGTATTACTTTCATTTGTAAGCCCCGAAGATGTTATTATTAACAAAGAGGCTTTATTTTTTAGTAAATTCATGGAAAGTTTTTCTAATAATGTTAAGGAAATCTTTGATTCTATTAAAGAAAAATACCCTGATTCAAAAGATGTTATTGATACTATTAGTGATAATCATAAATATATCTTTGATGCAAAAGAAATGGATGAGCAATATAAGTTCTTTAAATCCGTACATGGCCCAGAACTTGAATCTAAATATCATGCTGACAATAAAGGTATTACATCTATCCGTGGTGTAAAAGTTCGTGGTTGCTTTGAAACTCTTGATGAGGCAAAAACACGAAGCGAGTTTTTAAAGAAATTAGGTGATAAATTTCATATTTATGTTGGTGAAGTTGGTTGTTGGTGTGCTTGGGCTCCTGATCCCGAGTTTATTAAAGATGTAGAATATTCCAATTCCCAACTTAATACTTTAATGAAGGAATACAAACAAAATATGGACGATAAGGATAATGTATTTGAATCTCGTAAAAATTCTATTGTTGCCGCGTCATCTATTGATAATAAGCAATTTCCTACTGATGCATTAAATGACGATATAACTGATGATACAAATGTTGAATTATCAAGTATCAAAGAAAGTATTGAAAATGTAGATGTGTGGAGTCAACGCAAAGAAGAGGAAAAATAAATAATTAACTTATTTAGAGTTATCATTGGAATATGAAGGCAATTGCTATATTTATTTTATTTATAGGTTGCTTGTTAATAATACAAGGATATTACAGCAATAAAAAAATATGTAAAAAAGATAAAGTTATCATTAAATATGTTCCAAGAAGTGTTTACGAAGAACAAATGAAACCTGCAGAAAGTTTACAAACTTTTTATAAAGGGATGTTTGATGATATTATATTGCCCCCATAAAATAATTATTTTTATCCCTAATATTATTAAATGGAAATATTAAGAAATATTAACAAAAATATAATTGATATAACTAATGCAAATAACGATATAGATACGAGATTGTTAAAAGATAATATTAAATTATATTTTGATAATATTTCTGATAAGGAGAACATTAGCAATAAAAAAAGAGAAAAATATTATGAAAACTATGAAAACAAAAGAGTTGAGCAAAATATTAACTATGATAATTGGTTGCGTGAAAAAACCGACTTAATGGAAACTTTTAAATTAGACAAAACAAAAACTGCTTTACACAATTATTTAAAATTAAAACCACCTAAGTATAATAATAATTTAAATTTATATTCATATTTAGATATAATTATCGATGATGAAAAGGTTATTAATATGCCAAAACAGCAAAATATACAGCCTATAAAACCAAAGGTACTTCAAAGTAAAGCAGATAAATGCCCGGAATCTAAGAAAAAGGAATGTAAAGATAAGGGCAAAAAATGTAATCCTGATTCCGGTAGATGTATTAAAGATGACAAACCCGTCGATGACAAACCAGTTGATGACAAACCTGTCGATGATAAATGTACAGAAGCTAAGAAAAAAGAGTGTAAAGATAAAGGCAAAATATGCAACCCCGAATCTGGTAGATGTATCAAACAACAAGTTGTTAAACCAAATGGTAAAAAAGTAGCACCTGTCGTAGCACCTGTCGTAGCACCTGTCGTAGCACCTGTCGTAGCACCTGTCGTAGCACCTGTCGTAGCACCTGTCGTAGCACCTGTCGTAGAAACAAAAGTAGAACCAGTCATTAAATCAGATAAATGTTCGGAAGCTAAAAAAAAAGAATGCGAAATAAAAGGAAAAAAATGTAATCCTGATTCTGGTAGATGTATTAAGAAATAATATAAGAATATTAATAGATATGAAAAATATATTCTATATTAATTGGTATAGTTTTTTTATTGCATTTATATTTGGGATTATATATGTATATTTTATTACACAAAATGATAAATATATAATGTTTAAAAATATAAATAATAATATATATATTGACGAAAATAATGAATGCTACAAATATGACGTTATAAATATAAAATGTTTAGATGATAATAACTACCCGGTACTATTAATATAAAAATAAAGACATACATTAGGATAATCAATGCGAACATCTAAATTAAATTATATAATTGACAGAATGTTCTATGATAAAGCGGGGCAATTAATAATTAGTGCTATATTTGGATTATCTATTGCATTGTTATTTTATATGCCAATTAAATTGATAGATACCGACATTAAATATAATAATAAATGCTATAAACTTAATAAATATAAGGTAAAATGTAAAGAAAAAGTAATAAATACCCAGTTATAAATTGCGTTATAAAGTTAATTATCTAAATATAGTATATCATTAGAGTTTACAATTAAGTATAAATATGTCTACGCCAACATCTACGTTAAATGGAAATACAAATACGACAGATAATAATGATATTAATGACCCAATGGTTCAAGATGTATTAAATGAGTTCCGCGACGAATATACCTCTAAAAATAAAAATGTAAGTAGTAGTATGATACCCGATTACGAAGACGAAGTTGTTGAATTCCCCCCAGAGGATAATTATCCCACACCCCCACCTTCCCAATATAGAAAACCCGAATATAACGTATCAGAAAAATATCCACCCTCGCAAAATTATAACAATTCAAATATAGCAAACATAGATATGGAATTGGTAAAAAAGAATTTAACTATTGTTATAATTGTATTATTAATACATAATACTAGTATGGTTTCTGCAATTTACGAAAAAATGCCAGAATATTTACATGAAAATCTCAATGCCTATGACATTCTAATTAAAACGGTATCTTTATTTATAATATTATATGTACTATCGTTTTTTAATTATATTTAATATTTATAAGAATAATTTATTACCTGGTCGTTATTCCTTTTCAATGAGGAAATGCTAAAATATTTATATACAAAAAATACACCAATAAAAAATGCTAAAAATATTGTAAATATTGTTGTACCAAACAATATCGTATATGATGTTATATCATAATTTTTTTTATTCATAACAACTAATGATATTATGATTACTGTATAAAGTATTATTATTAAAGAATATACTGTTAAGAATAAGTACAAATTATCTCCTATATTATAACTCCATAACAACGCGACAACTACTATGACACTTACAACGGAATAACCGAATATAGTAAAGGTTTCTTTTACGACTTCATCATTTTCGTTTTGTGATACGAATTTTTCATTTACCATTGTAATTATCTAATAATTCAAGAGATTATTTTAATTATTTATTAATTCGTATTGTAAAGTTCCATAATAACTATTATAATAATCATAACCTTCTAAATGATGTTGATTATCATTTAACCCTTGTGATTTATATAATGGTCTTGCATTTTTATATTCATTTGATAGTTCGCCAATTTCATCATTATATAATTCATCGTTTATAACATTATTTTGTGCCGATATTAAATGTTCTTCTGTAATATATGGATTTAATCCATCGGTTTCTATATTATTGATTTCACGAACAATAATACTTTTTTTATCAGGGTTTTCTAATTTACATTTATCATCTTTATTGCATTTTTTAGTCTTCTCTTCTTCTTTATCTTTTTCTTCTTTTTCTTTAATTTCTTGTATTTTAATTATATTTCGTTCTCTTATTTCCGCATTATATATTCTGAAATATACAATTAATAAAGCAAATGTTACTACAAAACCAGTAATATTATCAAATAACATCAATATCGCAACACATAATACAGCTAAATAAAATTGCATAATAGAATCCTTATACATTTTCTTGAATGGTATATCATGTATCAGCATAACTGCAAATAATAATACGACAGCTAATATTCTAAATGAGTTGATTATCATTTGTATTTTAACTGTATTCTATTATAATTCATATAAAAAAATGATACGATTATATTTATGTAATAGCTTATATAATGTTAACTATAAAAGGATATAGTCTTCTTAAATCTTCTTTGCAAAGTGAAGAATTAGTTAAAATTAAAGAGACTCTTACTATGAAACCCAGAATTAATTTTGATATGGGGATTAATAATGATAAACCAGATAATACGTTTTTATTGTATAAAGAAACAGAAAAAAGAATTTATATTCCAAGATACTATGGTCTTTGTAATTATGGGCTTCCAAAGACTACTAAATTACAATGTGGTGCTGATATAAATGTTGAGTTTAATGGTAAATTGAGAGATTTTCAACACGAACCTGTAAATAAATTTCTAGAAGCAGCAAGAAACCCTCTTAAAATGGGTGGTATCATTTCAGTTCCATGTGGTTTCGGTAAAACTATAATGAGTCTATATATCGCTTGTCAATTGAAAAAAAGAACTATGTTTATAAGTCATAAAAACTTCCTTAATCAACAATTTATTGATACAGTTAAAACATTCTCTCCGAATTCCAGTATTGGTATTATAAAACAAAATAAGGTAGATGTTGAAAATAAAGATTTTATTATTGCATCTTTACAATCATTATCTATGAGAGATTATGATATTAATATTTTCAATGATATAGGTTTTATTATTATTGATGAAGTACACCATACGGGAGCACAAGTATTTTGCCGAGCTTTTAAAAAACTAAATATGCCAATTATTTTGGGTCTATCTGCTACTCTAAATCGCAAAGATGGTATGCGAAAGGTTTTTGAATATTATATTGGCAATTCAGTTTACACGATGAAAAACAAAGAGTTTACAGAAGTAGAAGTACAAATACATAAGTATTATGAACCAAATGTTGAATATTCGGCTGTAAAACAAATGTGGAATGGAAAAGAAAATACTGCTGCTATGATTAATAACATTTGCAAATTCAAACCCAGGACGGAATATATTATCAATGTTTTAGAAAGTCTAATTAAAAAAGACCCTAATAGAAGAATATTAATTTTAAGCGAACGTAGAAATTTATTAACTGATATTGAAACATATATTATTGATAAAAATATTTTGAATAAAGATTACGGTTATTATGTTGGTGGTATGAAACAAGCTGATCTAAATATATCCGCAGAAAAACAAATTATTTTAGCGACATATCAATTGGCGTCTGAGGGATTCAATGTCCCGACATTAAATACAGTAATATTTGCTTCTCCTATATCTGATATACAACAATCTATCGGTCGTATTCTCAGAGAACGCCCAGAAGACAGAAAATATATTCCATTATGCATCGATATTTTAGACGAATTCTCTGTATTTAAACGCAAAGGTTATGCTCGTACTAAATTTTACAATACCAATAAGTATAATATTTCTTATTATCAAGATAACGAATTAATACAATTTCATAATTATAGTGAAGAAGGCACAAAAGGAAAGGTTAAATTTATCGAAGATGACGATTAAAATATTATTTTAATATAGTAATATGAAAGATAACGAAATCTATTATATAGAAATCATATGTATTATATTTTTGATAGTTTTTGTATTTTTACTATTTTTTAATATGTCTAAAAATACAGTACAAGAAATAGAAAAGCCTGTAAAACCCAAACCAGTATCTTTACCACCAAAAATAGATCACAGTGATGTAAAAGTAAGATGTCCTCCTAAATTGGTAAATTTATATGAACAAGATATCCCACCAATGCCTAATAAAAATGATTTAGATGTAATAAATAAAAATACTTTTAATATGTATAGCTCTAATAAAGATATTGATAATGCAAATTTCAATAAGGAAATAATTACACAGGATACTATAAAAACACCAGAACAACGTGTATTTACACCTGAATTAGAA